CAGACCCTACACGCTGGGCGGAGACACGGCAGGAGAGGGGAGCGATTCCTTCACGGTGCAGGTGATTGACAACATTACAGGGGAGCAGATGGCGCGGCTGAAATGGCAAAGCTGCGACGAGGACAGCTATGCAAAGCAGGTTTACTGCCTTGGCAGGTACTACAATGACGCACTGGCGGCGGTGGAAACGAACTTTTCCACGCACCCACAGAAGGTATTGGAATACTTACATTACCCGAAGCTTTATGTAAGGGAGATCTACGACAACTACGAGGGCAGGCTCAGAAAAAGCTTTGGATTTCAGACGAACGGGCTGACGCGCCCTGTACTGGTGGCAACGATGCAGGAATTCATGCGGAGCAACCTACACCTAGTACACGACAGGGACACGCTACAGGAAATGCTTTCCTTCATACGCAACGAAAAGGGGAGAGCGGAGGCGGAGCAGGGCGAGCATGACGACCTTGTGATGGCTTACGGCATTGCACTGATGGCAAGGGCGAGCGGACAGCAGCGGATGGACATGCCGGAGGAAAAGAAGGAGAAGAAAGCGAAATGGACGGCGGACATGTGGGAGGACTACAGAAACGCAAGCAGGAAGGAAAAACAGTATTTACTGGAGAAATGGGGTTCTCCATGGTAGAAGGGGGGTGATGGTGGTTGAAATATGTGATGCCTATTGAGGACAGGAAGATGGTGGGCGTGATTGGCGATTATCTGCGAGAGCGAAATGAGAGGGACTATGTGCTTTTCATGACAGGGGTGTACCTTGGGCGCAGAATCAGCGACATTTTGCAATACAGGGTGCGCGACCTGCGAGGAAAAGACCGCATTGCCATTGCGGAGCAGAAAACAGGGGAGACAATCCTATTGCCCATCAACCCACATTTGCAAAAAATATACAGGGATTTTTTCAAGGGAAAGAAGGACTACGAATACGCCTTTCGCAACAGCAGGAGCAAGCAGAACACGCCGATTTCACGCATACGGGTATGGCAGATATTGAACGAGGCGGCGGACGCGGTGGGCTACAAGGAAAGCCTAAGCTGTCACACACTCAGAAAGACCTTCGCCTACTGGCTTTACATGGACACAGGGGGCGACATTGTGATGGTGCAGGAGGTGCTGGGGCATGCTGACCCAAGCATTACGCGGCGATACATCGGGATTGACCAGCAGAAGAAGGAGAAGGCGATAAACGGACTTAGATTTTAAGAAAAGAAGCGGAAAGGAGGGAACAGCTTGGACAGGAAGAAGAACGGGCAGGGAAAGCTGCCGATGTGGCAGGAGCGACTGCGCAGAAACAGCGCAGCGATGCGCGAGGAATTTGAGCGGATGGACAAGAGAACCGCCCTTTACAACGGGACGCGCGAGATTGAGAAAACACCGGACGCAAAGAGCAGCAGGGCGGCAGCACTTGCTACGGGGGTAAGAAACATCGTTGCGGAGCTGATGGAGGCACAGGTGGACAGCAGCTTTCCCATGCCGAAGGTGACGGCAAGGCGGCAGGAGCATGAGGAGCTGGCGAAAACACTGGAGGATTTCCTGCGGAACGAAACAGACCGCCTGCCCTTTGAGATGCTGAACGACATGGACGAGCGCATCACACCCATACAGGGGGGAGACATTTTTCTTGTGGAATGGGACAGCGACAGGCACACCCACGAGACGAGAGGGGAGCTTTGCGTGAGCCTGCTGCACCCGAGACAGGTGATTTTCCAAGACGGGGTGAATGAAATCAACGACATGGACTTTATCATTGTGCAGATGGGAATGTCGAAGAAGCATGTGAAGGAAAAATACGGCGTGAGCGTGGCGGACGAGACAGAGAGCGACCCCCAGAGCAGAGGCGGCAGCAGCACGGCGGAGGACGTTGTGACGGTGAATTTCGGATATTTCCGCAACGACAAGGGCGGCATTGGGCGTTACACATGGGTGAATGACATGGAGCTGGAGGACTTGGAGGACTACCAAGCGCGAAAGATGAGGCGCTGCACGAAATGCGGGGCGGATATGACAGGCTTGGACAGATGCCGACACTGCGGCAACGAAAGGGCGGAGGAATACGACAGCGACGAGATGGAGCTTTACGAGGACATTGAGACGCGAAACGGCGTGATTCCCATGATGACGGAGACCGAGGAATATCCCGAAGGGGTTAGTGAGAACGGCTTGATGATGGACGAATTCGGGAACGCCTACGAGGCTGAGCCGATGCTGACAGAAAGACCGACAAGGATTCCCCGATACAAGCCCGACATTTACCCGATTGTGATACGCAAGAACGTGAGCAGCTGGGGGAAGGCACTGGGCGACAGTGATGTTGACAAGATTATGGACCAGCAAAACATGATTAAGAAATGCGACAGCAGGATTCAGGAGAAGCTGGACAAGGGCGGCAGTATTTTCACCAGAAGCGAAAAGACAGAGGTTTCCAAGACGGACGAGCAGCTGAGAGAGGTTATTTTTCAGGGGGCGGACGAGGCAAACCTTTTCGGGGTGCATAACCTACAGGTGGACACGAGCCAAGACCAAGCCATTGCAGAAGCGAACTACGAGCAGGCGCGGCGCATTTTGGGAATCACGGACAGCTTTCAGGGCAGACCCGACCGCACGGCAACGAGCGGCACGGCGAAACAGATTGCGGTGGCGCAGAGTGCAGGGAGACTGGAAAGCAAGCGCATTATGAAAAACGCCATGTATGCAGACCTCTATGCTGTGATGTTTCGCTTTTTGCTGGCTTACAGCGACGAGCCGAGGAGCGTGCGGCACAACAACATTGACGGCAGCACGACCTACAGCGAATTTAACAAATATGACTATCTGGCGCAGGATGCGGCAGGGGAATGGTACTGGCTGGACGATTTCCTTTTCAGCGTAGACAACACCTCAAGCCTTGCAGGGAACAGAGAATCTATGTGGCAGGAAATCCGCATGAATTTGCAGACGGGCGCATTTGGCGACCCGAGCGACCCTGAGACGCTGATTATGTTCTGGGAGATGATGGCAGGGCAGCACTACCCCGGCGCGGCAGAGATTCGGGAGAGACTGGAGAAAAAGAGACAGGAGCAGCTGGCACAGATGCAGATGCAGCAGATGCAGCAGATTCCACAGGAGACACAACAGATGCCGACGCAGCAGGTGGCTGATGTGGGGGTGGAGGATGCAAGCGGGAACATAATGAGCATGATGGACGGCATGACAGGAGGTGTTTCAGGTGGACTGTAAGAAATGCGGCATTGAGCTGATGATTCTGGAAAGAGGCCCGTTATTGTTTGAGAACGATGACAGGGCGGATATGCCGACAAGGGCATATTACAACTTCAAATTCGGATGCAGAAACCCGGAGTGTGAGGAATTCCGAAGGGTTCAGCACGAGGAAAAGGTTTATATTGACGATTGATGAAAACCAACCGACCCAAACGGGAGGTTTTTATATTGCGCCATGCGCAGCGTAATAATGCGTAGACAGGAATTTTTTACAAAGGGAAAGGGGGTGAACGATATGAGAAAGCATGGAAACGGGCTGGAAGTTGGTAGAGCCGGCACGATGGAAGTGAAAGCAACAAAGGGTGCGGAAAGCACAAAAGCACCCAAGAAGCAGACAGGCGGAGATTTGAGAAGCACTAAGCGCTAAGTCAAAATCAGGATTTTGATTTGGAAGAAGGAGGAAAGCAGAATGGCAGGATATGACGAGGATTTCTGGGGCGAGGACTTCTTGGAAGGCGAGGAAACCACAGAAACAGAAGTAGGGACAGAGGGAGAAGAAACGGAAGTAGAGACAGAGGAAACAGCGGAAGATTCTGCGGCTGAGGACAGTGGCGCAGAGGATGAGGGTATCGGCACTGAGACCGATGGGGGTGATCCAGTATCTACAGCAGAGGAAGGGCAGGAATTCAGCCCCGACCTTCTGGCACGCATTGAGGCGGAGACACAGAAAAGGGTGGACGCGCGCATTGCGAGGGAATTTGAGGGGATTTTGAACCCCTACACAAACCAGCCCATCCGCACAGAGGCGGATTTGACTGCTTACCGCAGTGCATTTGCGGCGGAGGAGCAGAGACAGCAGCTGGAGGAAATGGGCGTTTCCAAGGAGGTTTTGGACAGCTACATTCAGAACCACCCTGCCATGCAGCAGGCACAGCAGGTGATCCACCAGCAGGAGCAGCAGGCGGCGAACGACTTTATGGCGAAGGAATTTGAAGCGATGAAGAAGGAATTTCCGGACTGCGGACTGGAAAGCCCCCAGCAGCTGAATGAGACAGAGGCAGGCAGGCGCGCCTTGCAGATGTGGGCGAACGCACCCGGCATTACGCTTGCGGATGCCTACGCGGCAACGCACAGAAAAGAGCTGAGCAAAAAGCAGAGTGCCGCCGCCAAGCAAGCCGCCATGAACGAAATGAACAGCAAGGGACACCTGCGCCAGACGAAGGGCAGCAATGCAAAGGGAGATGTGCCGGAAGAAATCAGAAGGGAATACAAAATCTACTTCCCGAATGCAACGGATGCGGAGATTGCGGAAATGTATTGGAAAAACCAGAAAGCAACGGAATAAGAAGGAGTTGAGAGAACATGTTTAAAGTAAAAGACAGACAGAACAGCTGTGTAGAGCCTTTTGAATTTCTGCCCGCGAAGGACAGCGAGGTTTACACACTGGGCGAGGCACTGACCTACACAGACAAGGTGACAAAATGCGGCGCGACGGCGAAGCCCACACACATTTGCATGGGGCCTGCGGATGCGGGCGTGGTTCCCGTGATGCCTGTGCTGGCAACGACAAGATTTGAAGTGCCCTATGACGCAAAGCCCACGGCAGGGACTGCGGTGACACTGGGAACAGCGGCAGAAAGCGTGACAGCGACCACGACAAGCGGTGTTTTCACTGTGACGGATGTGGACGAAGCAAACGGAACAGCTTGCGGCTTTTTTAAGTAAGCGGCTGAGCCGCTAAGTCAAAATCAGGATTTTGACTTGGGAGACAGAGGAAGGAACAGATCAGTTCCGGCGCAGGCTTGAAACTGCCTGTTCTCCTCGGCGGAAGTGAATTCCGCCTGCGGATTGGATGCGGGGACACCCCTGCACCCCGATTTTAAAAAAAACGGGATTTCAAGGAATCAATTAACATAACGGATGCAGTCAGAGGATGACTGCTTTTTTATTGCAAAAAAAAGGAGTGAAGAACATGAGCGGAATTATCTTTTCTCAGGCGAGCGGCGTGAATGACAGCGTTTTTGGCAAGAGTCAGGAGCCTATTAAAAGCATGATTACGGCAGGCGTGGAAAGCTTTGAGGAAACCAGCCTGCTGAGCAAGATTTTCTACATGGACAAAACGAAGAATTTTGCGGAGAAATACGCAACGATGACAAGTCTGGGGAACTTCCAGGACGTTGGCGAGAACGGCGCGACACCACAGGACAGCTTTCAGGAGGGCTTCTGCAAGGTAATTGAACCCAGCACATGGAAGCTGGGCTTTTCCATCACAGCGGAAATGATGGAGGACAACAAAATCGGGGATATCAGCAATGCGGCGAAGCGTTTTACCACAAGCTACGGCAGAACGAGAGAGCAGTTTGGGGCGGCACTGCTTTCCAACGGACACAACGCCAAAATGAAATGGAACAAAAAGGAATACAGCATTACCTGTGCGGACGGAAAGCCCTTCTTCTCCAAGGAGCACCCCAGCAAGGTAGACGGCGTTTCGCTGAAGCAGAGCAACCTGTTTAAAGGAGCGTTCAGCGTGCTGACGCTGGATGCGGTGCAGGAGGCAATGCAGGACTTCAAGGACGACAAGGGGAACCTGCTCAACGTGAAGCCCGACACCATCATCATCCCCAACAGCGGCCCTCTGAAAAGAGAGGTTCTGGCGGCGGTCGGCAGTGAGCTTGACCCCAGAAGCAACAACAACGCTTGGAACTTCCAGTGTGGGCTGTGGAACGTGCTGGTGTGGGCGGAGCTGCCTAAGACCATCGGCGGCAAGCCTTACTTCATCCTGATGGACAGCGATTACATGCAGCAGTACGAATGCATGCCTTGGCTGGACAGAATCAAGCTGAAGGTGGACAGCTACATTGACCACAACACACACGCAAACATTTTCAGCGGCAGAAGCAGATTTGCGGCAGGCTTCAACAACTGGAGAGGTGCGGCGTTGTGTGGCGAAGGTTTAACCGGAGGCACAGATTTGACAACGCTGAACGCTTAAGTCAAAATCAGGATTTTGACTTGGGGGGCAGAGGGATAAACAGATCTGAGCCTGCAAAGCAGGCGACAGCCTGTTTTCCTCGGCGGAAGTAAATTCCGCCTGCGGATTCCATGCGGGGACACCCCTGCACCCCGAGGCGGTTATTGAGAAATACAAAAAGGGAAGGAGGCACGGGCGCATGAGCATTACTTGGAAGGAATTACAGGAAACGTGCCTGCGGAAGATGGACAGCTTGGACGGGGCAGCGCTGGCGAAGGACAGCAACAATGCGGCATACCTTTACGGTATGCCTGCCGCCGCCAATGAGGCATTGATGCTTTTGGCAACCAACGGGAGATACTGGAAGAAGCTGCTGACCATTACACAGAAAGAAGGGGAGACCGCCACAAAGGGAGAGCCTTTGGGCGGTTTTCTTGCCTACGACCTGCGGCAGCTGGCGGAGGGCTTTTACTGCATTGACAAAATCAAGCGGGCAAGCGGCACGGACTACGGCACCTATTCAGGCTATTTGATGGAGGGTGACCATGTGCTGCTGCTGCCGGCAGAGGACGAAGGGACGTTCCGCGTATGGTACAACGCATACCCCACGCGGATTACGGCAGAGACAGCGGCAGACTTCCCCATTGACCTGCACGAGGAGGCGGCGCATTATGTGGCGCACTACATGGCAGGGCAGCTATACAAGCATGACGACATCAGCATTGCACAGATTTACATGAACGAATTCTTTGAAT